GTCTTTATTGTTTGCACTGTATAAATCACATTGTCAAAATATTTCATTTAAGAAATCAGGGCAAGGTTTTATAGGAGAAATTTTACAAGTTTATTTAGGGTTTGGTAAGGCTATTATGTGTTCTTACAAACAATGTGTAAATTTGGGTACAACATTACAATTCTTTTCGCCTTATGAGGACCTGATGTCAATGTTAGGGTCAATATTTTCTTTGTATGTTACTGGGGCAGGCCACAAATTGGTATCTGACATGATGTATTTAGCTTCTTCTATGGTAAAGATGATTTATAAAATTGATTTAAACATGCCTTTTGGTTTGACTAACCCTTTCTGGGGTCCTCCTGAAATAACTATATCTTATTGGATAATACCTGAATCAATAAGAATAACAGGATTTTCTGGAAAAGACAGACTTATGGCTTTATTTGAATCCCCTATGAATAAAGACAACAATTTAATACAAACTTATTATAAAATGAATATTATTATAATATCAAACGGGTTCTATGTCCAAACAAATAAGGTAGAAGGCCCTGAAAATAAGGTGAAAGCAGTGACAACTAATAGAGAACACCTTTCTATCTTAATAATAAACAGGTTAAAAACTAAGGAAATTTTCTTTTCTAATTTAAAAAGCAATTCAAACAAACTTATAAATAGTATATTTAATGATATAGATAGTTTAAAAAGATATGGTATTAATATAGGTAGAGTAATAGAATTGCTAATGATGTTGAGAATAAATATTTCACCAGTTATACCTGAGGAAGAATTTAAATTGTATGAGGCGAATTGGTCAAATGATGAAGAAATAGTTTTAATGCAAAAACAATATGAAAAAAGAAGAGACTTTGAAAATAATGCATCTTATATTGTAAAAAATCTTATAAGAGAATTTAAAGTCTTAGCTATAATAAGTTATCCAAAAACTTATATAAAGATATTAACTTTCTTAAATAAGTATTTATCTAGAAACTTCCAACTTAGTTATAATAAAATAGTATGGGGTCTATTGTTGAGAAATGTGATTGGTTTCCCAAATAGGACTTATTATGATTATTTCACAGAAAATGTCAATGTTGAAGAGTTAGACTTTCATAGAAGGAAGATGACTACAAAAGATATTGTTACTTGCCTTTTCAAATTTTCAAAGGAAGTTAAAGAAATAAATAGTGTCAATATTAATTTCTATAATCTAGAGAAGGACTTTAATAAAGAACGTATAGAATATTATAATTCTTTAGCTATACCTATTTGCCAAGTAAAGCCTTATAATGTTAAGAATCAGGAATTGACAAAGTCATGGATGACAACTCAAGCAATAATTAGTAGTTCATTGGTTTATTTTGATATAAAAGACACTATGTCATATATAGTTGAAAAGTTTATAAAGAAAGTTAATAACCCAGTTTTATTTGATATTAAACCAGATTTAAAGGATAATATGGCTTTTATGAATGAGTCTAAGTATCTGTATGAGCTTATGAAAGGTTACTCATTTAGAGATGATGATATAATAGCAAATTATGATTCATTATCGATGACATTATTTTCTCCAGTAATACCTAGGACTATTAGGTTAGTAGATAAAAAATCTAATATGGATCAAATAAACTACAATTTCACAAAGGGATTTTTCTTGAAGACTAAAGGTTATTACAATAAAGAAATGATGATAAGTAAAGGGAAATTGGGTACTCTAGATAATTTTGATATTGTTAGGTTTTGTGCTTTGCCTATTCATTTCTTTGATTTCAAAGTTAATAATATATTACATTATACCGAGGATAAAACAAAGGAAGTCCTTTTTGGTAGACCATTTTTTTATAAAAACTTTTCTTTATGGTTATTAGCAGGAAATTTAGTCACATTCAAAGGATTTCTTCATAATTCTGAACAATATTTTTCTATACA